GGCTGAGATTCGTCTCCTCAAGGGGCGCGTGTCCTTCATAAATCCAGAAGAGCCCGACAAAAAACAGCCAAGTCCCAAACCTTCTATGCTTGTTATTTTTCGCGTATAGAGACGAGAACCTCTTGAAGATTAAATGATATTCACCTGGCTAGAAGACGAGGAACTTCGCGAAATCGGCTGGGAAGAGAAACATATAGATAATGGCCTCGTGGGCCAGGTGGCTGCGTTCTTTTTCGTAAAGGACAAGGATGACGTCTACAACGTCCGCAGGAACTTTATGCGCGGAACGTACGATTATCAAGAGGCCGTCACATTTCGCGGTGAGGAATGGGCTGCTCTCATCACGACGTGGATTTAGACGAACTTGACGGTCATGAGGTCGCGACGGTAGACGGTTCTACGGTTGAGGGGGTCTTTAAATACAACGTCAGACCCTTTCATTCTCAGGATCGTGCGCCACTTTTTACCTTGCGCGAGGCGTTCGATCGTGTTCTTATTGTAAAATGTGCGCCGACTACGCATTGCGCCGTTAGAGAGCAGGCGCTTTTTGACGACCATGACCGCCTCGTTGCCCGCCTTGAAGTTTTTGTACGACACGGGGTCCTCGGCGTTATTAGGGAGCTTTATTTGGACGACATTCTGGTATATCGTGTGAGGCCGAGCCGCGAGCCATTTTTTAAGAGCACCGGACGCCTTGGAGTAGTTGGGGGCGGCTGCTGCTGCCGCTGTAGGCGCATATGCAGCTCTGAACCTTTGCTGCGCCCGAGCTATATTATTGGTGCCGTTGTTCGAGTTCGAGTTGAGGTTCGCGTTCGACTCGTAGTTGTTACCTGTGAACATATTAGACGATGGACGGTTGGTCCAAGTGCGCCCCGCCTGTGCGAGGCTTCGGAGCGTCGCCCTCGCCACAATTTCCTGATTTGCGGTTTTGTTGCGGCGACGGATAAGTTCATGAGCATGGTTGAATAACTTTTGATTGCTCCGGTCATTACCGTGCAAGAGTACGGCTTCAAGAAACCGCCTTGGTTGATTCGCCAAGTTCGTCTGACGGTGAAGCGGTGGCATTTATAACTGGTCTATATTAAAGTTTTACAGACCTAAAACAACAAGATGAACCCGCAAATATGGAGCGAGCTCCCATTTGATATCATCGAACGAATAGCCTCGTTCGCTGATTTTGACGCGCGTCGCGCCTTGGGGTTTTTGCCGCGTAAGTTGCCACGATCGGACTTTGTGCCGCGGCCCATTGAACCCACAACCTTCAGGTACTTTCCCGCGACCCGGAAGCTTCTGTACATCAACTTTGACGAGTCGTACGACGTGTTCACGTGGGAGGTTTATGACAACATGGTGCCCATGGAAGCCGACGCTGACTGGGGCCCCTTGTGGGCCCAAGAAATAACCGGAAGACACCGGGGCGTCTGGCGCGGACTTGACGACTTCATGTACTTTGACAAGCCAAGTTTCCTCTACCGGTTCCACTTTGCCGGCGTGCCTGAAATAATCTCGGCCTAACACAAATGTCCGAAAACCAGGCTATGAATACTATCCGTCAGTTGGCTCGGCAGAGATGAGCTCTTTTGGCCTCACCATGTACATCCGGGTCGTGTAGGCGACCGCCACTATGTTCCCCAGGAGCTCTACTATCATCATATCGACCTGGGCCAGTAAAATGTGCATGTACATGAACCAATCGAACCAGCGATAAAGAACCTCACCGAACGCCACCTCTTGGGCGTAGCGGCGGGCGTAGGCATCCTTGGGTTTGTCGTTCTGGACCGTCTGGATCAGCCACGGAGACACAATCTCTTGAAGGACCGTCCGGGCGACCGTGCTTATGATCGTGTATCCTATGACAACCGTGTACCGCCACCCCGTGTTAATCTTCACGTCAAGGATGACGAGATCCTCCCGAGGCCCGAACGTGAAGAATTTTGTATTGGAATTTTCCGACGAAGTGCTGACCGCCACAGTCAGAAAGAGCGAGCACAGGGCGGCCCAGCCCAAGAGGGCCTTGTTGACCACGTCGACCTGGATCATTCTCTACTTGAAAATACTATTATGTAAGGCGTCGCGATACGCGATGACCAGCTCGTCGTGCTCTCCGTTCATACCCTTGAACCGAAAGCTCGAATCTAAATTTTCAAGGATCGCACGGTCCTGCTCGACGATCGCCTTGCCCATGAGCACGAAGAGCGCGGACGGGACGCCAAAGTTCTGGCTGAACCCCACGAACATCTTGGTCGTGAACTCGTCCAGGGGGCACAGGGTCACATACGTCATGAGCACGAGATCGCCATGAACCTCCACTTCACTCCACGTCGTGTACGGGAGGACAAACGCATGGAAGTTGTGCGTCGTCGAAAGCCCAAACAGTTTGGTAGATAGCGCCTCGCGATTAGGCACATAGTCGAACTCTATCGTGTGGCCCCGGTGTACGACGTTCGTCGGTTTCTCACCGGCCGTCCCGAAACCAAGCGGGTTTGCGTGGACCCACGAGGCGTGACACGGGTCGATCCCATTTTCGATGATCATCTGGGCAGACTGCTTGATGGTCGTCTCGAACCACATGGTGTCGAACTCGGGGTCGGTGACGTGCGGCACCTCGGGTGGGTCCGGACCGTCGAGACCCTTCGGCCTGACCCACAAGAGTCCATCCTGATCTTTCTTGTCAAAGTCAATCTGAAGTAGCTCGGCGCAGTCGCTGCCCCACGGGCGGCACATCTTCTTCTCGGTGTACTTCCACCCGTGATACGGGCACTCCAACGAGCCGTCCCGGAGCACCTTGCCACCGGACAGTGACGCACCGCGGTGCCGACACGCATCCGACGTGATCTGGACCTCGTGAGCGTGATTGCGCCACACGACGTAGTTGCGACCCGAGAGGGTCACCTTGCGTGGCTGGCGACCGAGCGTCGCCGTGCGCGTCAGAGCTATCCAGCCCTCCATCTTACTTTAAAAATGTTTGCTATTTTTAAATGGACTATTACACTCTGCTCTTCTGGATCGGATTCCTGATCCTGCTCATCATTCACGCGCAGATGTACAAGGTCAACACGCGTCACGCGGTCGTTGCTCTCGGGGCCACCTCAGCGATGTTCATCGGTTCCAAGATCGGCCGAGAATTTCTGGGCATCAAGTAAATGAAGAACTGTCGCAAGGTGGGCCCTAAAAACAAAAAGTGCGTCAGGACCTCTAACAAAAAGGTTTTCAGCCTCCCGCGAAAGTTCTCCAAGCTCGCGTGTCTCCGGAGCTTTATAAAAGGGTTTACGATGCGCGCGAGTTGTGCGCCGTGGAAGAAGTGAAAAGTGGATATTTTTATATAACGATAATTTATGGACCAGTTGAGCAACCTGGTAAACCGGTACAAGGAGGCCAACGCCGCCAACAGACCCGCTATATTTACACAGATACAGGCCCTGCTACGCCGAATAAAGAACCAGAATGGTGAGCAGGCCATGCAGGAGTTGCAGCTCGCCATGCGTCGCAAGCTCAGACCAGAGGGCTCACCCGGCCGCGAGCAGCCCCCGGGTCGTGATGGCTGCTGGTTCCTTTCCATACTTAATGGGTTCCTACTCGGGTACAGAGCCAAACAACTTTTGAAGCAGCGACTCGCTCAGTACAAGTCGACACACTTGGCCCAGTTTCAGAGAAACATAGGGGCCGTGGGTCCCGTGTGCCCCATGCCCGGAAAGTTGAACTCGGGCCTCTTTTGGTCTTATCTGAATACGCGGCTTCAGACCGGTTCACGTGCGGTCAATAGAGCAGTCAACCAGGACAGGCTCATTTCTAACCTAAGTTTGAGAGGACCGGGAAACAACTTCGGAGGCGGTACCACATCAGATCTAAAAAAATTCATAAAAAATTTGTGGCCAGAATTTGAGACTTCCGCCTCGCCAATTATCGTCTTGCGTTACCGCCCCCAATGGGGAGAGGGCGTGCCGGCCATGATCAGGCAAGAGTCGGGACTCTACCGAGTAAGTCACGCGTTTATACATATTAGTAGAATGGGTGGTAACCACGTCATCACGGGATACGTAAAACAGGATGGAACTCAGATGGTATATGATTCAAACGATATCAACGGCTTCCGGTGCGAGTGGCGGACGAACTGGAAATGCATAGCCGAATATCTCGCTTCTAAATATAAGGGAGCTCACAAGAGTACTGTCCGAATTTATTATGATGTCGTCTACGTAAGGTCCGACGCGATGAATACGGGCGCACCCGAAAACAACATCCCGTACATGTGGCCCCCACGGAGCCACCTACCCATAGAAGGGGTGCACCGACAAACATACAATAAATTCAGGGCCCTCGAGCCTAACAGGTTCGGACCCCGTGTGTCACCTAATAGAGGTGGGCCAAAACGCAAACAGAATTCAACTGGCACTGCGAGAACGAGGGCCAGTGTCTAAAAACGTGTCATGTGTTCACGAGGGTTCAGGTCGCGACGGCCCTTTCACCCAAAAACAAACATGGCCTGTACCCTCGCCAAGTTTGCCACCGTTCCTATCAAGTATGCGCCTAAGCGCAAGTTCCTTGAATTCGCCGTGCCTCAGTGGAAGAACAAGCTCGGCGAATTCAGTGATCCGGACATTCTGAGTTGGATCAATACCCTTTATCAGGACAAGGCGTTCCCTACACAAAAAGACTTTAACAAGGCTTATGACGCTGCATCCGCCGCGGGCCTCATGCCGTGTGCGGGTGTCTCGTGGCGCAACAAGACCATGGTCTTGAACAAGGAAGATGTGGACAATTTCGAAGAGGAATTCAAGGGTGGGGCGTTCGAGGGGTCGCAGATCGGCGCACAGAAGACGCTGGCGAAGATGCGGGCCGCTTTGGAGACGGGCGAGAAGGTGATCTTTGTATATTGAACCGCACGTCCGACCCTATACCTATGGGTCTGAATCCCAACTTATTGTAGAATCCACGGGCCTCGGGCACCGCCTCGAGTGTCACAGACTTTAGTCCCCGTTGACGCGCATTGTTGATTATACGTTCCATGAGTACCCGGCCTATTCCCCTCCCCTTGTTCGTGCCTATAAGGCGGATGCGGACGTCACCTTTTAGGTTTCGGTGATTCTTGTTTATCAGAGCAAAGCCCACCAACTGCCCAGACGTGTTAGTCACCGTGTAGTGTCGGTTGCTGAATTTGTACGCCTCCCGGAACCAGTTCCTATTGATGGTCTCACGCACGAGTCTGCGGGCGTTCTTCCTCAGACTCTTGTTCAGGAGTTTGTTGGGGCCCAAGATGGCCAAGTTGTTCATTAACTTACAAGTGGAATTTCTTTTCGAGGTTGAGCTGCCGAGTGATGTGCGCCTTGGCCCGGCGCAAGCGGTCGCACTCCTCGGCCGCCTCCTCCATTTCGAGCTCGATGCGCAGAGGTGCGATGAGCTGGCGGAGCTCGTCGGCACGGGTCTTGGCGGGCCGGACCTTGGGTGGGTTCTTCTTGTACTCTACCCAAGCCTTCTTGCACTCCTTGTACTGCTCGAGGTAACACTCCATCTCACCCTTGTTGAGCTCGAGGTCCCCCTCAAATTCGGCCATGGCCGCTTCATGGGCCTCACGCTTTTCCACGTCGCTCAGACGGTCGTAATTGCAAAGCGCTGCGCCGATGTGCTCGTCGCACGCCTGGTGGAGCCCCGCAGCCGTTCCGGGGAACTCATCGCGGACCATATCGAGCTCGCGATGCGCCTCACCCTCGAAGTAATCGAGGACCGACTGACGCGCCGAAGGCCACGGTGGATAATCCTCGTAGTCGTCCTTGCGAGCGCGCCACTTGCACCCGTCTGCACAGTACACGTATCCGTTGGCGTCGAGCGCGAAACACACACCCCAGCCCATTGTGTAAACTTCGGCGCGTGTCTTTAGCTTAGACATTAACCCCCCGGTAAATCATATGTACGAGATCATACCCGGTCTGTACTTGGCGTCCTTCAACGACGTCAGACAGAGGGGGGAGGAAGCCCAAGAGTACTTTATCGTCAACTGTTCACGGGACTTGCCGATGCTCAGCCCCACCGGAGTCCGTCTGGCGATCGATGACGCGCCCGCGGAGAATGAGCGGATGCTCGGTTTCTTTCCGCGTGCGACGCAGCTCATCCGCCGCAAGCTCCGCGAGGGCGACGAGGTCATCGTCCACTGTTGGGCCGGGCAGCAGCGCAGTGCGGCTGTCATGGCCGCGTACCTCATGAAGTACGCGCACATGTCAAAGGATCACGCCATGAGATTCATACGGCGCCAAAAGCCGGACGCCTTTTCATGGGGTGCGACGTTCGACCCGGCTCTCGAATCCTGGGAGAATAATATGGTCTGAAATTAATGACCAAGTGGCCCACCCGATACTTTGCGGGGCTGAGCCCAGCCATGAAGCGTCAGCGCGAAAAAGAACTCTTGAAGCGTAGACGCACGGGCTCTTTCAAGTTGGGCCCGAGTAACGCGGCCGCCAAGCCCCGGCGCTCCCGGTGGACCGGTCTGTTTCACAAGGTTTACCCGGGTCTCAAGTTTAATAAAAATTTAATTTCAAAAAAAACTAAAATTCCTAAAAAGAACTTGAACACCGTATATGACCGGGGGCGGCGCGCGTGGCAGACAGGCGGGTCCCGCCCGGGCATGACGGCTGATCAGTGGGCAATTTCTAGAACATACAAGTATATTTTAGTAACCAAAGGAAAGGCTCCCAAGGCCTGGTACGCCAAGCGGCCAGACCCTGACGCAAACTTGCGGAAGCGAGGGTCTTCTTGATCAAGAAGTTTTGCGAGACCCATTATTGTTTCTATATGTGACCCGAATGTGCCCTTTGTTCGTGTACCCGTTCATGGTGTACACACCAGGAGCCAAAGTAACCTCGCTCTCGTATGTGGAGCCTGTAAAACGTTCCCTGTTTATGGCTGGGTACTTTCCAGGTGGAAGTACGATTAACTTTCCGTTATATGATGCAAAGTTCCGTGCAACATTCCTATTTTTCGAGAATGATGAAAACGATGTGTTTATGAGTTGACCATTATTCAATAGTTTTTGAGCCAGGTTGGGACGAAGACCGCGGTACAAAGGGACATTCACGCGTACGGGGAACATATGCATACGACGTTTGATAGCTGATGTATGTGTCGGGAGTTCTCCCCGACGTATAGCCCCATAATTACTCAATATAAAATTCCTATACTTTCTCCGTGCATACTTTTTCGTCACGATACGCTTAATGGTTCGGGCCGCCTGTCTCGTTCGGGGACTCCATGTGCTTGGGCTCCTAGCCGGCGTTCTTGTCCGTTTGACGGACGACGGGCTCCGGTGCCGAGGCGTGTTTGCCGAGGGACTCATATATCATTGACGCGGGTTTTTAACCAGAACCTACGTAGCCGCGCGCGGTCTTGACGCGTCTGGCCGAGCGCAGGGGTGAGGGCGAGCGGCCACGCTTCACCCTAAAGTTGGCGACCGGTACCCATCGCAGGTTGTTGAGCTCGCGCAGAACCCCAGCCATAAGGGCCCGCCCCGTACGTGCACGGGCCGCTGCAAACTTGTTGCTCGCCCGTCTCAGAGCTGATATCTGCGCGTTTCTACGGTTGCCAGTGGCCCGCGCCTGTCGGGCCCGCTCTTGACGGGCGTGCGTCTTGCGGGCGACGCTACGAGCACGCTCCAGTGCGTTGTTCACGTTGGCGTTCGGATGCATAATCTTCATATTTCTAATCATGTTGTTTATCAGGGTCAGGCGCCCCTGCCCCGAGTTGCCACCGGCCGCAATCTCTTCCCGCGCTACATTCAGCGCATTTTCCATGAGTGACGGCATATAATATTCTCACTATAAAATAAATGCCCAATAAAGGCAACTACGTGAACCTTGCGTTTGCAGCGGCCCAGCACGCTAACAATATCTATCAACTACAGTCCCGCCTGAATAACGCGTCGCCGGCCCAGGCGGAGAGCGTCATTAGATACTGGGGCGGGAAGATTGCGCGAGACTCTAACAACATCAATAGACGGGCGGAGCGTTTGGGACTTGCGGTGAACAGATATCGCAGGGGAACGCGTGAATATTACACCACGCTCGTAAACCTCGCGATGAACAAGACGCGCAATTAGATGTGTGTCTCGAGGTACCTCAGGGCCCCGTGCGTATCCTTTCGGGCCAGGAGCTCCTTGAGTCGGTTCATCTGCGTCATGAATTGTTTCGCTCCCACGGACTTTAGGTAGTTGTGCCAATAAGCCTCGGCCCAACTGACTTGCGCATTGTAAGCGACGGCATTAAACTTGACGTCGCTTGCAATCCGGACCGCCTTGCGGGCGTTGCGAAGGTATTCACGCTGGACAGAGGCGTTCATTTTTGGTGGTAGGGTCATGAGGTACCGGGACCCTCACGGACCCACAACGTGCTTTTATGAATCTTCTTGGCGTCCCAAAAAATATTCATCGAGTTCCCGGACGAGACGAAGGCCGCTACGCGTCAGGGCCACCTGCCCTTCATTCGTCATACGCACGTCCTTGAAAGGATCAAATTTGTTCCGTGTGAGAATTTCCCAACGTTCCTTGTACCGCCGGTTAGCGAACGAGCCGTGCCAGTGATGCAGGATGGTTCCAGGAACCCAAGAGATGCGCAGTCCCGTGCACATCCGTTGGTACTCTTCTAAAAGAGCCTTGTAGTTTGGGTGTATGTTTGCAGGGGCGCTTTGAAGCGCGCGCCCGGCCCACGCCATGGCCATGTGGCGGTCCCCCGAGCCCAGAATAGCCCAATCTATGAGACCGTCCATCTGGGTCCAGGCCTTCTTCGTACACGCCCACGCGTAGCCCGGGTGCCAATGCCCGTACCGGTCGTTCGGGGCCCACGGCGTCCCACTCGCCTTGTACATATAGGCGAAAGATTTGTCAATTTTTAGAGCTTCACAATTCGGGCCGAAATTGACCGCCGTCTGCCACATCTGCACGACGTCCGCCGACGTGCCGAGCGCCTTGATCGTGTCCGTGATCCAGTTGGCGTTCAGAAATGTGAGGTCGGCATCGATCCAGGCTACATACTGCCAGTCCTCGGGCAACTGACCGATCGCCACATTGATGAGGTTCTCCTTGAGCCATACCCTGTTATGTGTGGGAAACTTCAGGTGGCGCCAAACTGGTAGGCGTGGTAGGGGGCACGGACCGTCTGCCTCGCTCACGACGACGCGTATCCCGCACCTCCACTTGAGCCAATCTACAAATTTTATAAAAAGTTCTCTACGGCGCTTGAACCCACAAAAGTTGAAGTAGGGGAGGACCACGTAGAGGACGGGCCTGGGCTTGAAGAGGCAGGGGCCCATCTACTTATTATCAGGATAAAACAATTTGGCTCGTGTAAATTTGATCGATTGTATTGAAAACAAAATCCAAGTAATTGAATTCGATTGGAGGCTTGGTCAAGACTAGCGTTTCCGTCGGACCGCTTGCATATTCAATGTATATATCAAGATTATCGGGCCTGCACGCGAAGTAAGTCTTGCCACTATCCGCTGCGTGAAGCTGCGGCATCCGCGCCCCTGAGCTTTCATGTGCAGCAGTATCGACGCCATCTAACGTGCGGCCGCCTGGAACCCGTGCCCAATCGGGATCAAAGCCGCCTTCTCTTCTCACAAGCGCCGCCTTCGCCACGGAGGCGACTTTCCATAACATTATTTCACCCCGATTATTAATCTTAATTTGTCTTACGGTTAGAAAATCACTCGGTTTGCCGTTCCTGGCGAGATCCATGTAAAATGTGAACCCCTTGTATTCCATTCGTGGCAGGTGATGGCGGTAAAAATTAAGGCGTTGATAGGCCGTCATGGCGCCGAATGAATTTCCGGGGCGCCGATGCGAGTTATAATATTCTGTTATTTGTTCAACCGTTGTGCTCTCATTTATATGAAAAACATCTTGGTACACGTCGTAAAATGGTACAATTGCAGGGACGAGGTTATAATTGCCGAAAGAACTCGTCATTATTACTGATACTAGTTTTTAATTTCGTTATCTACTGTGTTAACGAATAGACACGCCTCCCATATCGAGCCTACGGTCGGGCACCAATCCACCGGGTCGGCCCGCCCCGGATTGAAGTGGACCGGGTGCCAATTTGGCAGCCACCGGGCCGTCGTCAGGTTTGTGAGCGAGTCGTCAACGAATATGTGCGTATGGTGTTTGGCGAAATTCGTGTATGCTGTCGCCTCGGGCTTGATCGGTGACTCGACTATGTTACTACCAGGGCACACCACGTAAATCTGATCGCTTATGGCGTGGGCCACCTCACCGGCCCACTCGATCGGCGAGTTTGTGAAGAGGGTCACACGCCATCCGTTCTGCGTCAGTTCGTGAATATCTTTGGCCTCTTGTTGAAACTGTGTGCTACTCAGCACCTCCCACAGGCGGTCGAGTACAGGCCGGTCATACACCTCCTTGTTAAAATCGCTCGTGTCGATTCCGAAGCTGTTTTGTAGGCCCCGAGCCGTGTGACCGGCCGTGGAGTACAGGAGCTTGTTCGTATAGGCTGGATCCTTGCAGTCCGGAAGCTTCTTGGCCACGTAGCGAACACAATTGTGGCGGACGTGGGCGAGCAGGCGGCGATCTCTTATAAGTACATTATCTATATCAAGTACTAATGACTTGAACGCCATTTTCAATTTTAAAGGGGCGTCCTTTTAAAGCCGATGCGTGCTAAAAAACCAGTATGGCCCTCAATGTCACCAAGCTGGTTCCTCATGCAACTCTGCCTGCGCGCGCCACACCTGGTGCCGCTGGCTACGATCTCTTCAGTATTGACAACTACGTTGTGCTTCCGGGGCGTCGAGTCGTCGTCTCGACCGGCATCTCCGTCTCTCTCCCCCCGGGATGCTACGGACGTATTGCACCTCGTTCTGGACTGGCCGTGAAGCACGGACTCGATACCCTCGCGGGCGTCATAGACCCGGACTATACCGGAGAGGTCAAGGTGGTCCTACAGAACTTGGACCCGACCCAACCGTTCGTGATTCGTCCGGGGTACCGGATCGCTCAACTGATCCTTGAACAGTGCGTCACTCCAGAGGTTATCGAGGTGCCCAGTGAGTGCACCGCGCTCACGGGCCGAGGGGGCTCCGCTGCCGAGGCTGCTCGCCGAGGGGCCGCCGGTTTTGGTTCGACGGGGCTCAACTGATAAACACTAGAGGGCCTAAAAAGTCATGTACATTGCATGTTGGGCAGGTGCCCTAAGCATAGTTAATAACTGTACGTGCTGTGCGGAGCGCAGGATGCTCTCGCGTCTTCGCGAAATCTCGCGGCGCCGCGGGAACTCTCCTGCCCAATTCTCAACATGGACCTATCGCAAGTACGGTGAGATTATCGTCACGCGGCTCCGGAGGGACGGACAACCTGGAACGTCCCTCCCATGCGTGCTGTGCCGCAAGGTGCTCGACCGGATCCAAATCCCGTGGCGTGCACACGTGGGGGGCGTGTGGTTCTCCAGCAGGGACGACTGTGTGCCCGACTCCAAACTTACCCAGAAACAAAAATCTAATTTTTCTCGAACTTCAGAAACTTTAAACAAAATTTAACAATTGTTTTTTTTCAAGAAAAGTTGGGAGGTGAGAACCCAAGGGGGCCTTAAGAAAAAAGAAGGAAGTCATCACCATGTAAAAAATAATCCAAACCTAATATAAATGTTCATCTGCCCCAAGAAGATCCTGATGGCTCTGCTCTTCATGCTGCTGGCGGCCCCAGTGGCCTTCCAGGCGGTCCGCGCCGTGCTGGGTGGCTGGATCGCCACGGCCGAGGGTCTGCCCAAGGTGGGAGGCCTGGCCGTGCACGCCCTGGTCTTTATGGTACTGAGCACGCTGATCTGGCGCTACGTGCCGATCGGCTCCAGCCGCTTCGAGGGCGAGGAGGAGTACCTTCGTGCCGTGTACGCTCGCAAGGGGAAGAGTGAGAAGTTCGAGGGTGACGCCGAGGAGTTTGGCCGCGCCAACAGCCGCAGCCGCGCCGCCGGGGCGGCCATGCGCGCCCGCTTCGGCCGCTACGAGAACGAGCCCGAGGAGGAGTTTGGCGGCGGCCGCCGTCGCAGCCGCTACGAGGACGAGGAGGCGGGCGCCGCTCCCACTGTCGTGGACATGCCCCCCGGATTTTAAGCTGGTCCAATAATATGGCGGGTGGCATCTTTCCAGGCGCCCCTTTTCAGTTTAATATCAAGTGCGTGATTTTCTCCGCGGCGCTTGCGGGTGGCTATTGGTTCGCTCCCGCCAAGAACTATTTTGTTCTTTTCTTTTTGCTTTGGTTCCCGTACCTAGCCATGGCATGGTACGACTACATGTACGATTGCCGGAACAAGCTCGGACCGACCATCGTGCCCTTTGGCCGATACATGTGGCTTCCGTTCAAGCCCCCTCAGTATCAGGCCGAGTACAACAAAATGTCAGAGAGTCAGATTGGGGCCATGTCCCGGGTCGACCACCTGGTCGGGTGGACCGTAGTCCTCTTGGTCCTGGCTTATAGTTTCAAGACTCTCTATAAATAGATGCAAAAGGTGGTCTTCCAGGCTGTTGCCTGGGAGGGCCACGATACTGAAGACGACAAGTACGTCGTGAGGGCCTATGGACGCACGGCTGACGGGAGATCCGTCGCCGCATCCACATTCTTCGAGCCGTACTTTTTCGCCAAGACTGGCTACCGGACCCCCGAGGTTCGTCACGCGCGCATAGAGACGGTCCTGGCCAAGGATCTATGGGGATTCCAAAATGGTGAAAAGTCTAGATTTTACAAGTTCACCTTCAAGACGCACAAGGCTCTCCGTAGCGCAGCGTGGGTGCTCGAGCGCGATCACTGGCGCGTCTACGAAGCAAACATCGATCCGGTTCTGCGCTTCATGCACGTATCGGGCTGCACGAGCACTGGCTGGATAGAGGTCGATCACGAGACGGAGGAGATGGACACCCGTTGTGACCTCAATATTCAGTGTGAAAAGTTCAGCCCCGTGACCGATCGTGACGGGATCGCCCCTCTCAAGATCATGTCCTTTGACCTGGAGTGTTACTCTAGTACCGGAGCCTTTCCCAACCCGACAAATGCCAGTGATGTCGTGTTTCAGATTGGCATGACGACCGGCTCGTTCGGCTCGAGCGCCCCTCTCGAACGCAAGTGCCTGTGTCTGAAGCAGACGGACGGGGCTGACTGTGAAAGCTTTGGGTCGGAGCGGGAACTCATCGAGCGCTTCGGTGAGTACCTCGCCGAGACGGACCCTGATATCATCACGGGTTGGAACATCTTCGGGTTCGATCTCGAGTACCTGTACAAGCGCGCGACGCGATGTGGCGTCGAGACGCTCTGGGGGCGCAGGTCTGACGTGCCCTCTGAGCTCGTCATCAAGAATCTCTCGAGCAGCGCCCTCGGTAACAACGAGCTGAAGATGGTGCCCATGATTGGCCGGTATGTATTCGACCTCTTCCAGGACATTAAGCGCGAGCACAAGCTTGAATCATACTCGCTGAACAACGTGTCCAAGCACTTTCTGAACGATCAGAAGAACGATATGCCAGTCAAGGAGATTTTCAGCCGTTTTGCAGAGGGTGACCCGGCACGCCTCGGTGAGGTTGCGGCGTACTGCCTGAAGGACACGGAGTTGCCGCACGCCATCATGGCCAAAGTGTGTCAGATCCAGAACCTCGTGGAGATGGCCAAGGCGTGCTGGGTCCCTTTGGCTTTTCTGAGTGAGCGCGGTCAGCAGATCAAGGTGTTTAGCCAGATGGCCTACAAGGCCCGGCAGCTCGGGTTCCTGATCCCGACTTTCAGGCGGCAGGGGCCGAGCGCCGACGACAAGTACGAGGGTGCGACCGTCCTTGACGCACAGACGGGTGCGTATTACGGCCCCATCACAGCCCTTGACTTTGCGAGCCTGTATCCTAGCATCATGGTCGCTCACAACCTGTGCTACTCGACGCTGGTCATGGACCCAAAGTACGACAACCTTCCCGGCGTCGAGTACGAGACGTTCGGGCCCCACAAGTTTGCCCAAGGGGTCACGTCCCTCCTCCCCACGATCCTCACGGATCTCAAGGCTTTCCGCAAAAAGGCCAAGAAGCTCATGGCTGCGGCCGAGGGCACTCCCATGGAGGCGGTCTACAACGGCCAGCAGCTCGCCTACAAGATCAGCATGAACTCAATCTACGGATTCACGGGCGCGTCCAAGGGTATGCTCCCGTGCGTGCCGATCGCGTCGACCGTCACCATGCGAGGCCGGCAGATGATCGAAGAGACGAAGAATTACGTAGAGGCGAACTTCCCAGGGGCCAATGTGAGGTACGGGGACTCGGTCATGCCGGGTACGCCCGTACTCGTGCGCAATCGTGAAAGTGGTGAAATTTATAGACCGTCCATCGAATCACTGTCATCTGAATGGATTCCGTATGAACATTTCAAGAGTGGTCGGGCTGAACAATTCGAGCATCTCAATCTAGACTCCATGACGCATCAGGGGTGGAAGCCCATCAAGCGCGTCATTAGACACAAGAGTCTCAAAAAGATTTATAGAGTCGAATCACCTTATGGTACAGTCGATGTTACCGAAGATCATTCGCTTTTGGATAATTGTTTGAATCTCTTGAAACCTAATGAAATCCGTGCAGACACGGTTCTACTACACACGGGCCCCCATTTGAAAGGGCCTAATACCGTCACGGTCCTCCACGACTCGTGGGACGGCTACGTGTACGATCTCGAAACCGAGGCTGGAACCTTCCAAGCGGGAGTAGGTCAGATGATAGTCAAGAATACCGACTCCGTGATGGTCGAGTTTGACGTACAGGGCCGCAAGGGTCAGGATGCGATAGACTACTCGTGGATCCAGGGTGAGATTGCGGCCGAGGCGTGCACGAAGCTCTTCAAGGCCCCGAACGATCTGGAACTCGAGAAGGTTTACTGTCCGTACTTTCTCTACTCGAAAAAGCGCTACGCGGCCAAGATGTATGAAGGGGTGTCGGACAGGGATGGGAGACCCGTCTTGAAAGAGGATGGAACCCGCCTCGTCAAGTTCAAAAAGATTGACGTCAAAGGGCTGCAGGTGGTCCGACGTGACAGCTGTCCGTACGTTCGCGAGACGCTCAAGAGCCTGCTCGGGATGATCCTCGACTCCGATGATCCACGGCCAGTCATACAGTTTGCACGCGAGGCGTCGGCTGACCTCGTGGCGGGTAAGATTCCCATGGAGAAGCTCATGATGAGCAAGCAGCTCGCCAGTGAATACAAGGTGGCGATGCCGCACGTGGCGGTCCGGGACAAGATCAAGGCGCGCGCACCAGGCTCGGAGCCACAGCAGGGTGATCGTGTCCCTTTTGTGGTGGCGCTGATGCCCAGGAACGGCAAGCTCACGGAAAAGGCTGAAGATCCCACATGGGTCAAAGAGCAGGGCGTCCCTCTCGACTACCAGTACTATTTCACGAACCAGCTCAAAAAGCCCGTGTGTGATCTCTTGGAACCCCTGGTCGGTGCGGACCCCGAAAGGACCATCTTTGCGGCGGCCACGGCCGGGAACAAAAAGGGCACATTCGATCCCAAGATGCGCACTCTCGATGCGTATTTTAAGAAGCCCGACGCCAAGTAATCAAGGCGCCACCACATGGAGCAACAGATCATGGCGGTCATAGAGACGGAAGTCAATAGGCGCGTAAGCGAGCGTCTTAGCAATGTCGTGCAGCACGTGTCCCGAACGTACCGCTTGCCCTTTGAAAAGCTCATGAAGGATGTGGCTTGCATGGAGGTCAAAACGGACCAGTGTCTGGGCCTGGTGGGTAAGGGCACGCGGTGTACACGTCACGCGCGGATAGACGGGTACTGCAAAACGCATCAGGATCAAAAGCCGGTCATCGCGATGCGCCCCCTCGAGGCTGATGTTCCGCAGGGCCCGCAGCACACGCACACCCTCCCGCCCATGTACTTGGCGGGATGCCCTGCGTGTGAAAAGGTCAAGACAGTTAAACATTTAGAGTTCTTCTAAATTAATGAGCAAGTCGGACTTGTTGCTCGAGTCCCTCACGCGCTTTTACGAGGACCCGGTCAACGCGCGTCGCCTGCACGACATCCTCACGACCAAGAGTCAGGGTATTTCTTTGCGTAATTTGGAGTGGTTCATCACCAATTACGCCAAGAATAGACACGTCACGTACACGACTCCGGCCGGACGTGCGTTCACCGTACACGTGGCATACAAGTCGAGTCTCGACGGATACTCGAAAAAGCTCTTCGATCCCTTTTGTCGGACCGAGCGCATACAGTTTCAGGGTCTGACGACGACCGTCGCCCAGCTCAACTTCATCAAGTGGTGCTTGACCAATGGAATCATAGACTACATGACTACAAATAAGCCATGCGAGCAAAGCCACCCTGGAACTCCAGAACAGAGTATCCATAATAAAACAGATACAGTGCGTACTGTGTGATGGTCGCCGCAAGCTCGGGCAAAAACTTGAGCGTCAGATTTGACGTTTGAGAATTCAACTTTGAAAAATCAATGTAACCACCCTGGTTGTATTCAGTCACATTTAGACCGAATGAATACAGATAGATATTCTTCTGGGGCACTGACAGACCGTGCTCCATGGGCTGCTTGAACGAGCAATACGTGCCGTTGGCGAACGTGTCGAGGATGTCCACGTTATTCATAGTAATCTTGACCGTTTCTATAGAGTCGATGTACTGCGCCTGACCTGTTGGGAAGGACAGGGGGACTGCGGCCGTTATGTATTGTGAAGCGTATCCATACAGATACCTCACGTCGTAAAAGTTGGAATTTTGAGTCCCTTCATAATTCTTGTTGCGGATAAACCAAGCCAAGAGCTGCACGGGAAAATTGGCAGTGAGCGTGGCTGTCACGGTGCCTTGATTGTACTCGGCCGTAGACTCCTTCTTTATCGTCGGAACGATGTAGCGCAGGGGCTGGTTGCGATAGTACAGGCGCTCGGCATCCGTGAGGCGCACGGACTCAAGGACGATGTACGGATTGATGAGGTCAATGGTGCCCGGGAAGTTTGTGAACCACGTCTGTGGGCGGAAAGTAAAGCGGATGTAAATCTTCTGTGCCCACATGGCACAGACTGGAAAGTAGGGTCGGCGTAGGCGCTCGCGCGCCTTGTTCTCGTGACTGTGCCGGCGACAAAAGAAGAATTCCAGAGGTATGAGGAGGTTGAGAGGGGTCGAGGGCGTCAGGTTCTGATTCGCCTGCCCCCCGTTTACGAGGTTCAGCATGCCAACCTGCTCGTCATAGTCGAGAAATGTCTGATCTCTAATCACGAGCCAATCGTCATATATGGTTTCTATGACTGTTTCGTTTACGATAAACTCCACCTTTTCAATGAGGGCCCGTCCAATCTGGTTCGTGTAGGCGTTTCCGGTGCTCAGGGCGGGCAGGGTCACCTGCAGGTGCATGTTCGAGAAGAGATCACCGAGTTCGGTGGGCCGGAGTTCGACCACCGCGACACCCGGTTCCGTACGTCGGATGAAGGTTGTACCGGGCACGGGGACGCGCTGTTGATACACGACGGACAGTGAATACTGCTTATAGGACGGGGTCCACTCGCCCTGTGTAAAGTCGGTCGTGTCCGCGATGAGTTTCTCCTGAGGCCCTATGGCGTCGAGTGCCAGCACACCACCAGCACTGAACCCAAGCCGACTCTTCTCCATCAGATTATTGTCGTTGAGCATGACGTGACCCGGTGGCTCCACGTCGAGGTCTCTGAGATCCACGGGGAACCTGGGAAAGTTGTCGTCGTCGAGCGGCGGCAATGTGAGAATCTGCGGGGGTGCGAGATTCAGGGGCTGAGGGACGAATCCGACGGTCGTGACTGGTGCGGCGAGGATGGCCTGGTTTTGGACCCGTGTGCCGCCCTTCGGTGAATTCATGGGAAGAGGAGCGAGGGGTGGAATGGCCGAGGCGATGATCGTCCCGAGGTACTTGGTCGCGGGCGTCGGGTCGCCGGCGTACGTGGGTCCGAACGTACCGGGCACGGACTGGAATTTCATGACCTGGAGGACGGGCGCAACTCCCGGGAGATTCGTGAGGAGCCACCCCTTTTGGAGTCCCGGTGGGAAGGGTGTCGTTGCGTAGAAATAAACCTTATAATTCGAAACAAAGTACGTGCCATCCATCGAGTACATGGGCGGCGCGTTTGAGAAGGGCGCCGAGGACAGCGTCACAGTCGAAACGGGCACGATCCCTTGGATGGTCTGTGCCTTGTCTGCCTGGAAATCAAAACTTCCGTTATATGCGCCATATGTCTGATGGGATCCTCTAAATGGCATGACGCCCGTCACGAGCGCGTTTCCTATGATGCCTGGAAGATTCAAAAGCTGGGCACCCGTCTTGAGCTCGGGTGGGAGCGTCGTCGTCACGTAGAACGTCGCCGTCATCTCATCCTTGATGGTGTAAAATCCACTCACGGTGGCCATCCCTACACTAGAAGTTTATAAAAATCGTAGAGAATTAGCGGAAGCGTAATGAGCAACTGGTGCATAGCGCCGTTTATATACGTTCCGTGAAGGGCCGCCGTATCACTTGGTGAATAGTCCACGAGTTCTTTTTCAGCAAATGTTAGAAAACAGCCATCGATACAGAACCACATGACGAACACCCCAGTCGCGAGTAAGAGGTGATACCTAATAAACCGATCAGTCGTTAAGAATGCCCCTATAATAATTATCATAATAACAAGATGGTGCAGGAATAGTACGAGACGGGCCCCTAATCCTAGATCATGGGTACGATGGACGTGATTTATACTCACGGCAGTTGTGTTTATTGCCATGAGCACCATCAATTTCTGGAGGGTCCAGTCCATACTTATGTATTGTCTAGAGTAATGACTAAAGTGTACTGCCGCGCCTAAAGAATAAAACCCTAATTAGAGTATGGCGGACCCGATCCTCGTTCCTACAACTAGTCGATTCACCGTATTCCCCATCAAGTATCCGGACCTATGGGCCCTGTACAAGAAGGCGGTCGGGTCGTTCTGGACGGCCGAGGAGATCGACCTGGGGTCTGACGTCACTGATTGGACGGCCCTCACAGACCAGGAGCGTCATTTCATCAAGATGGTCCTCGCATTCTTTGCGGCCAGTGACGGCATCGTCATGGAAAATATCAATCTGAATTTTGGGACCGAGGTACAGATTGCCGAGGCCCGGGCCTTTTACGCGTATCAGTCGTTCAATGAGTCGATCCACGGGGAGACATACAGCCTCATGATTGACAAGTTGGTCGAGGACAAGGCGGAGAAGGACTCGCTCTTTCGAGCTATAGAGACTGTGCCCGCCGTGAAACGCAAGGCGGAATGGGCTCTGGAATGGATGGGAAGCGGTCCCACGGGTACCGGGACCAAGAGTTTTGCACAGCGCCTTGTGGCTTTCGCATGCATGGAGGGTATATTCTTTTCGGGATCTTTTTGTTCTATTTTTTGGCTCAAGAAGCGGGGTGTCTTACCCGGCCTGTGTTTCTCGAATGAGCTGATCAGTCGTGACGAGGGCATGCACCTGGAGTTTGCGGTGGCTCTGTACCAACACCTCGAGGACAAGTCTGCGCCCGTAGCGGATATCGTGAGGGGGGCCGTGGCCATCGAGGAGAGTTTCATTACGGAGGCGCTTCCATGCAAGCTGATAGGCATGGATGCCGAACAAATGAAACAGTACATTAGGTACGTGGCTGACCGGCTGCTGAAGCAGCTCGGGCACCAGCCCATCTACGGGGCCGAAAACCCCTTTGCGTGGATGGAGACCATCTCACTCGAAGGAAAAACGAATTTTTTCGAGAAACGAGTCGGGGACTATTCAAAGCGAATGGTCGAGGCGGGTGACTCTGTGCGGTTCGATGAGGAGTTCTAGTACGCGCTGTAGCCGACAAATGTGGACGTGCCCGGGGCGGTCACGGGCACGGTCACGACGGGGGTGGCTGCCGCAGCCGGGGTGCTGCTAATAGCCGCCGCCGGTGAGGGACTAGCGGCGCCCGGGGCGACCACCGCCGTCACGGGTGTCGAGGCCGGCGCGGCCATGGCGCCATCCGCGCTCTTACGGCTCTTACGGCTCTTACCACCCTTGCGGCTCTTGCCGCTCTTGGAGTAACCAGGGCAGCCGCCGCACGAGGGGCATCCCTCGGCGTACTCGTCCTCGCCCTCGTACTCGTCCTCACCCTCGTACTCGTCCTCACCCTCGTACTCGTCCTCGCCCTCGTACTCATCCTCGCCCTCGTACTCATCCTCACCCTCGTAGCCAGACGCGCGCATCAGGGCCTTGGGCAGGAAGATGGCCAGCGCCACGAAGACGGCGGCGTGCAGTACAAGGCCGGCCGGCGTGGCCAGACCATCGGCACTGGCGACCCACGAGCCGAGAACCTTGCGGACGATCTTGAACGTGGACGGATTGGCCACGAGGAAAAAGACAACCATAAAGATCAGAATCTTGGTCCACATTTTAATAGATACTGGGAAAAAAGTTTTAGCTCCTAAGCTTCATCAAACCAAATACGAGCGCTAGGAAAACGAGCGTGTGCAGGAAGAGACCGGCTGGCGTCGGGCACCCCGCCGGGCCCGCGACCCAGTCGCCGAGCAACTTGCTGACGAGTTTATACGTCTCCGGGTTCGCCACGAAGAAGAACACAAGAGCCGAGTACGCCGCGTACTTGAACTTGACCGTGTCACTCTTCTTGGCGCCCCCACAGCCGCAACCGCAATCGAGCTTGGGCTCGAAACCCATGCTGGCCATTTACTATTACTTGTTAAAATTTCTCCAGTTGATCGAGGTCGTCCTGCTGCCAAAGATGTTTGTCGGCGCGCCCACTGGCGCCGTGCCCTTGTTCTTGGGGGCTGCGTTGTTTGTGATCCACTGGGTCGGTGCTTTAGCCTTTGCCACGCGCTTCTTAAGCACGTTCAATAGATTCTTGTTGGGCAATTTGACCCGCATAAGGTTATTCGTGAGTTCCTCGCGGTTGGCGCCGGCACGCACCTTGGACTTGTTGGGCTCCATATTATTCAGGCGGACCGAGAGAATCATGCGTTTGAGAGCATCCTTCTGGATGGGCGTGAGGTTCGTGAACGCGTCCACATCCTTGTTCTTGAGTGACCTCCACACAGGCATGTTGCCGTAGTACGTCTTACCGTTGGGGCTCAGTGCCTTGAGAGCCTGGAACTGGGCGTTGCTCGCCGTCAGGGTGGGGCGTGAGGCTCCGAGCTGGAGGCGCTTTCTCGTGTTGGTGGCGCGATTCAAGATGTTGCGGAAGGGGCCGGTGGCGAAGTTGGTATACTTGGCGTAAAAGGCGGTGTTCTTGGCCCCGTACTTGCGTAGGAGGGTCGCCTCGACCATGCGTTTGAGGTTCTGCTCACTGGTCCACTTGGTGTTCAGTTTGTTTAATTTATTTTGAAAATTTTTCATCGCGAGTCCGTTGGGGAGTTTGAAGTTCTGCATGTATCCAGGGAGGTACTTGCGTGACCCGAGCGGACGACCCAGTCTGTTGCGTTGGGGACGCACCTTGGCGGCTTCGGCAATCAGGTTTTTGAACAGGGCATTCACGTTCGGAGCCTTGGGCGCGGGCACGTTCGGAGCCTTGGGTGCGCGGGCCATCTTGATGTTGTTAGCAACCTTGATTGCCTGCTTGATCACGACGGGATCGAAATAGAAGTTCAGGATGGCCTGACGGGCCGCCCTGTTGACGTTGGCAAGGGCCTTGGCGTTGGGCGAGTTCTGCCCAAGTATGGTCACGAGCGACTTTATGTTCTTTGCGAATTCAGCCTCGTTCTTTTTGGTCACAGGCCGAAGATCGTTGGGCGTGTTCGGCCGGGTCTTGCCATAATAAGCGTAAAGCCCTGAAACAAAAGCATTTTCTGCGCTCTTGTTTCGGGTCTTGGCGGCCAGCCCCTTTTCGTAGACTCTGAAGAGCGACACGAGCTTGTCCTTGTTCATTAATGTATGTTTAGGAAATTTATAGACCGTAGAATCTGGCTATTCTATTGGCGTTCTGTTGATTTCTTCCGTTGACAATCATTAGATAATTCTTAAGGTTACTACCAGTCAGTTTACCAGTGGTATTCACCGGACCACTCGGGACGCTCGTGCCATTTTTAATATTCTTCCACCTGTTGACTAATTTAATCAATGTAGGTCCGTTATTGAAGAACGCCAGTGCGACCGCATCCGCGTCCTCGGGTCCCAACCCTTTGGTCATGAAGAAATCATGAAGTTGGCGGAAACCTAGACCTGTCGGTGGCGCCCCTATACGGGCCTTGCCGACCGCACGCATCTTTTCCTCGAGAGTCTTTCCGGGTGCGTTAGTCCATTTGCTGAATAAATTTTCTAGTAAAATCTGTTGTTGCCGCGTCCCAGATGATGGGGCGACCGCCAGCGCCTTTTTCCGGTTCGCCATCGCCTTGAGCGCCTTGGCGGTGTTCACAGCCGTTCTGAAATTCTTGCGCGCTTTTTGTCCTTTCCAAACCGCCGCAATTTTAGTAGCCGCGGCCATCGCCTTGTTATTGGGCCCGCCCCCCGCCCCACCGCCGACGGGGGGCCCGAGTTCCTATGGT